AACTCACGAGTATGATGACCACGAGTCCAATGAGTATGTGGGAGAATGATATTAAAAATATGTAGACAATAGATAAGTATGGGTGAAGCTGCAAAGATTTCTCTCAAAGCTATTGGAAAACAGGATCTACACCTTCTTTCCAAAGACCCAGAAGACTCATTCTTTAAAGGTAAAGTTATGACACGACATTCTGAATTTAGGAAGTATCATCGAAGTCGTAACGTGATTAACCCTGGACAAGTATCTGGATGGCCGTTTGGACAAACGATAAAGGTACAATTTAATCCACAAAATATGGGTGATCTTTTGAGTAATATGTGGTTGAGTATCACCATGCCAGGTCTATCAGATTTTGGAGGTGGGAAAAACTATGCAGATCAACTCGGTCGACACATTCTTAAAAGTGTCACGATGTTTGTCGACGAATTAGAAGTGGAAAAAATACATGACGATTGGGGAATTATTTACGACGAACTTTATTTAGAAATGTCTGAGAAGGTTGCGAATAGGTTTCTTGTTAATAGAAGTATTGGGTATGATGATTCTACATTAGATGATTTTGATGACTATGCACAATATTCATCTGACCTTGTGATACCCCTACATTTCTTCTTTTCGAGGAAGTATGCAAGTGATGAATACTCATCAAATAAACCAAACAGACCATACTTCCCAATATGTGCTGTACACCGGCAAAAAATAGAATTCGAGTTGGAGTTTCACCCACAAACTTTTTTTACAGATACTGGAACAATTTTACAACTTCCGGAATTTAGACTTGTCACTGAAGAAATAACAGTGAGTCCGGAAGAACGACAATACTTGTCAAATAGACGTCAGACGTTCATAACGGATATCGTTCGTAAACACCCAAGTATAGTTAGTGATGTAAATCAAGATATTATCAAAAACAATCTTGTACCGGATATCCCAGTGAAGTGTTTTCATTGGTTTTTAAGAAACACAGAATTTGAAGATGCTAGTGATTCTACCGGGAATAAAGCCGTACAAGAAGAAAAGTATTACCAAAATCGTTTCAATTTTTCATCTAATGTAAATTTCGACGAGGTACAGACATTCTTTCATCCCATCATGAGTGAAGCGAGTTTTAATATTAATGGAACTAAATTACCAAATGTTTCAAATACAAATCATAATTATTATAAATATCTAATTCCATTTCGTAATAGACTTTCAAGACCTATCAGAAATATATATACATACAGTTTCTCGATGAATCCGATTAATGTGGAACCGTCGGGGAACTTGGATTTTAGTCAGATACAATCTGATAAAACATCTATAGAAGTAAAATTAGACACGTCGAGTACTTCACTTGTTGATGTCGTTAATAAAACATATTCACTTCAAATGTATTATACAGGATATCAAACCTATGTGTTTGATAAGGGTTTCATGTCACTTGCTTATTAAAAAGTGATTTTTTATTACTGGATATATACTCAATGATATTGTTGCGGATACACCATTTGATGAAATTTAATTGCGCGAGCGTTGTATGAATTTCATGAGATGTACCTGGGACGGTATACGCAAATTTTTGAGACCTACAAAAAGGGTCAAACAATTTTTTACTGTATCCATCTAAACTTGATTTATATGCACAATGCACAGTAAAAAATTTACCATCTGTAGTCGTATATGAAGTATTATTTTTTTTCGCATAATTTGTGATGAACCATTCTAAATTTCTAAGTGATATACCACTTGTCTTGTCTAAAATGCTCATAAGTTTAGTTCGATTCTTTTCCTCTGTATAAAAGCTGTTAATTGATGTTAGTAGAATAGTCGATTTGTTCATGATTTATATTATACCCAAATCTCTAAGCTCTAATTGGGCCTCTTGTATTTCAACGCATGCATAATTAAAATGGTCGTTACTATGGAGTGTGCGTTTTTGAATACGTTCACCGTGGTCTTTATGAAATTTACAATATCCATCCATCTTACCCCTAAAATTACACCTACGTATTAGACCATCCGAATTTTTCACAACTCCCTTGCACATATTAGTAGTACGCGCCTCTTCTGCGTCACGTAAAAGTAATTCAAGTGCCACTCCATGTTTCTTATGAATCAATTCAAGAATTCTATTCGTCTCTTCTGATATTGTTTGATTTAATTCTTCGTGTATAACTTCTTCAACTGCATCTTCTATGAGATTGGGAAGTTGTTCAGAAATAATTTTTCTTACACTCTCCGTAACTATTTTAACAATTCGCTTGGAACTCATATCTTATTTGTATTTTGCTCGTATTGTTTAAATAGGTCTTCAACAGAGTTCTGCTTTTGTCTGAACAGTTTGATCCTATCTCGTAATTCTACCACTTTACCTTCATCACTGATATTGTTCTTTTGACATTCCTCGATAAGTTGTTCCCTTTTCATGGTACTCAGTGCTGGTCCAGTGACCTTCTTTGGGGGTTTATATTTTTCTATAATCTCACCAAATATCTCTTGTTTCGTATTTCCAAAGAGAGGATCGAGAAGATCACACACCGGGTTTAGGAACTTATTCACAAAGTAGTAGTGATAATCCACTGGAATGTTGTTCTCTTCTACATACTTGGGGTCTTCTGATTTTTCAAAAGCCTTCGCCCTTGGGTTATCTGTTTTTGTAAGAATATAGGGAACACGGTCTCCAGATTGTGGCTCTGACCCAGGTTTTCGTTGTCTCATCTTGTTTACAACCTGCACGTGTGCTTGATTGATATTGATACTTTCGGGGCTAGTGATAGAAACACTCTTCCCACCAACTTTATAACTGTCAGAGAGACCTTGACTTAAAATAAGTTGGTCATTTGAAATTTCACCACCTAGAAGTTCATTAGCGCGTTGCCTCGCCAACTCCATTGGTGGCCCGGTGTCTCCAGAAGTTAGGATTACATCCAATAGTTCCTTACAAACTTCTCTCATGTGGGGTGTATTATCTCTTCGAACAAGTTGAAGACCCTTGACGTCTACATAATCCATGTTCATATTCCCATCCTTCCCCTTTGTCCACAACTTGGCTGCGTACCGTTTCTTCGAATACAAGAAGTACGGCCAATAGACTTTCTCAAGTTCTAGGTTATTTGGCTTTTTGAAAAGAGCACTACACTCTTCCGCCGCCCTCTCACCAATCTCCCAACTATACTCGATAGCTTCTACACCTTTACGGTCCCCTACATCAAACTCGACCATAACGGAATCCGTGTCCCCGTACCTCACCTTCGCACCCGGGAAGTTTGCCTCAACATACGTCTTGGTCTCTTCAATCATACCACGCCCCCTACATGTTGTCGTAGATGCGATTGGTACACATGGGAGAATACCCTTACCTGCACCAGTGAAACCATACACAGAGTTCATTGAAACTTTGTAGGCCAATTGTTTACCGTTGTATACTTCTTTCATAGAACCCGTTGCAGCCGCCATATCTCTCTTAGCCTTTTTACGAAATTGTTTAAGCTCTGCTAGAATCGCTGGTAATAGACTGGGTACATCTTGTGCAAACTTATACGTTTTATCGCCAATGTCGAACGTTTCGTAAGTAATACCAGGGATATTACCATATTTCCTCTCATCCATGACATATGTAGAATAACACAAGTTGTGTGCCATCATTATAGATGGATACAGAGCCTCAAAATCAAGGGCTGTAATTGGTGTATAGTACGCACCTTTCTGTGCCTCTAAGACAGTTGCTCCTTCATACTGCTCTTCAGGGAGTGAACCATACTTAATCGTTGGTACCATATACCCCAACTCCCTAGCCTTTTTCGTTAATTGACTAAACACCTTAATTTGCTGCCCCCTTTCAACGAGAAATGACACAGGTACCCAGGTTGCTTTAGCCATCTCTACAAGGTTTAATAAGGTGCACAACTTTTTCATGAGTTTGTGTGGTAAGAGTGTATCCTTGATACAGTATTCCGCCACTTCACGTAATTTAATCGGATCACCTTCAAGATATCGAGCAAACATTTCTTTTGGGGTCATGTCAATCTTTTGGTCACCCAAGTACAACTTTGAGACATTGTTCAGGCTATAGGAATCCAACTTGTACCCTTTCTTAACTTCATGAAACATATCAAAAATAAACCTTCCAGGCATAGGTAAAAGCTTCAGGAAATTATCACCCAAAGCACTAGAACTCAATTTTTTCATCACCAAGTGGCACTCACTATCCTTGAGCTTTCCCAAATCATAAAATTCTAAACCACATCCAACCATCGCAGCACGCTTATAAATATAATCAAGATCGAATCCAAAGATATTCCACCCAGTAAGAATATCAATGTCATTTTCGTTTGTATACCTTTTGAACGCTAGAAGCATTTCCTTTTCTGTGTCAAAACTAATAACATTAGACCCTTCAATATTTGGGTCTGTTTTTTTATAACATAAACACGTTTTATCATACGGTTCATCTGTACCAAATTTACAAAGTGAAATAGCAATTTGAAAACAAGTATCATCAGTAACATTAGCATCTGGGAATTTCCCAGTTGAACTGTTACATTCAATGTCAAACGATGCTACGATAAATGGAGCAATATCATCTCTGGCTACTGGTGTCAGCGTAGACCATTCGTTACACCATAAGTCAATATCCGTTTTTGCCAGGTGAGAACGAACACAATTTGTACCAGTATCTACCCACCCAGTTGATTGAATACCAGTTCTATGCATGAGTCTCAGGACAGGGTCGATATTTGATTCGTATACATGATATTTTGCAAATTCTCTGTTATACATAAAAATTGAGTTAACCTTTCGTCGATGCTCCAATGATTTAAAATTGAGATGCATGAAATGGAATTCCTCGTTATTTTGGAAACCCCAAACATCCTTTTGTTTCGTCAGACTGTAACTGGTGACATGATCCCTTTTCAATATATTGATAGCATTGAATAAGTGAGTAACATCCGCAGGTTTGGTATCCCTTGGAAGCTTTACGAAAAAGTAAGGGTCGAATACAGTCGTCACACATACAGATTCCCCCTGTTCGGTTTTACCGAATATACTGATATGATGTTCACCTTCAACGTCTCGTGCTTCCCATGTCAGAGCTTGGAATACTACCATATGTATACTATGAGCCAAAATTTTAATATCATTTATTAATAAATGTCTGCTGCTTTAATTGATCTCGTGTCTGTTGGAGCCCAGGATGTATTCATCACTGGTGACCCAGAGGTCAGTTTTTTTCGTCAAAATTACAAACGCCATACTAACTTCTCGATGAAGCCTGAGCGTATGGATTACATTGGTACTTTCGCTGCGAACAATGAAATTACCATCCCTATTCGTTCCAAGGGTGACCTCATGAGTTACATATGGATCGAGGCTACTAACATTGCGAGTGTACAAAACAACACTGCTGGTCTCTTTTCTCAAAACGCTTCGAGCCCAACCGAATTCAGTCTTTATATTGGTGGTCAAAAGGTTTCTCAACTCGATTCACTCTTTATTCAGGGTGTGCACAACCCTTTGTTGCGTGACAACGCAGCCAAGGCTTCGTATGCTGTGACTACTAATAGCAAGAAAGCCAACCACGGTGGTGACCATTATGTCATCCCTTTCTTCTTTGGTGAAGATTACACTAAATCCCTGCCACTCGTAGCACTCCAATATCATGATGTCGAGATAAGGATCAAGTGCCGTGATGGATTTACACCTGGTTCCACTCCCAAGGTTTGGGGTAACTACATTTACCTTGACACCGACGAACGTAAATTCTTCACTGATAATGAACACAGCCTCCTTTTTACACAAACACAACACCAACTCGCGACGAAAACGGATACCGAGATAGATTTAACCTATTTCAACCATCCCGTCAAATCTATTCACCTTGTATCCGGTAAGGCGACTGGTAACGACTGGGACTCCGAGTTTACTTTCTCCAAGTCGACCCTTTACATTAATGGCACTCCTCTCTTTGAAGAGACCTCCCCCGTCTACCACCACACTGTCGTTCCCGAGATGCACAGTAGCGACCTTCCCGATGATATTCTCGAGGATCTTCCCACATTCACATGGCCATTCTGTTTGGGTTTAAGTAAGTCAAACCCCACCGGTACATTAAATTTCAGTCGCATTGACAATGCCAAACTCAGTTTGGCCAGTCCTTCTGGTGGTAACGGGCTTCACCGTGTGTACGCGGTCAATTACAATATCCTCAAGATAAAACAGGGTATGGGTGGTGTCGCATTCGGAAACTAAACCTAAGTAATTTGTAAATATTTGAAATTTTATATACAATGGTGAAAACAAAAGTTCGTAAAACAACTACTCTTGACGCTGTTCGTGGAGTGAAGTATCATATTGGTGAGCTTCTTTCGCAAATCAAACAGGGTCAACAGTGGAAAAAGAAATACAAAAAATTGAAAAAGAAGGTTGCTAAACTTGACACGAAACCTGTACGTCACTCGGAAATACCGAAGTA